TCGGCAAGTGCTGCCCTCAGTGCGGCCTCCCTCGCCACATGTTGGGACGCAACGGCAACACCGGACACCTGCCCCTCATCACATCCGCCAAGGCTGGGTTGAAGGTCTACGGCGGTTGGCGAGTTGCTATGACCTCCTTCCGCATGTCGAAGCCTGCCTTCAACGCCTTGCTCCGTGCCTCGCAAGGACGCATTCCCGTTGAGGAGGCCCTTCGCACCTTGATGACCCTGCCCGTGGATGTCCGACAGCAGGACAAAAAGACCACTTGGGTGAAGCACCGACTCGTCCCCGTCGTCTATGAGGTCGTCCACAGCACCGGAGGAGAACACCAACTCCTCCACGGCCTCGCCTTGGAGCCTATCCACTTGGGCGACCTGTGAGGACAGCGACAACACCTACACCCAGTCATTGAGACTGCGACAACGCCTCACTCTCCGCCAAGGCGGGGGGTGGGGCCTTTTTTCGTTACGGCAAATTCCCGTTTCGATTCCTGCGGCCCCCGTCGAAATCCAGCATGCCCATAGAGGTGCTTAGAACGCCGCTCCTGCGCCTTCGTTGGTGCTTGGGCGGCATGGGTAGCACCGAAAAATTTGCGTGCCCGTGAGGGGCGTTTATCGGCTCGTTTTCGCCATGCCTACAAAAATCGAACCCGCCACGCAAATCCACAGTGCTTACCACCCCTAAAAATTCGCGAAAAAATTTTTGAAAAAAGGCTTTATAAACTCAACGACGCCTTACACTTCGGAAAAGACTTGAACCTTTTCTTTTGGCTCGTCCACCCGACCATTCTCCACGAGAGGATGACCGAGCATTCCAAGCCACGCCCGAGTTTTGATGGCTAAATTGGTCAACTGCATGTGCCAAGGCCATCACCAAGTCGTTGTGTGGTCCAGTATCAACAATGTCTCCGCCTTTCCAAGCATGTGCTTCCAATTCCTCAAGCACTTGATTGACAACTCGTCGTGTTGCGTCATCACCGTAAGGGAAAACAATCTTTCCTCTTTCAAACCAAACCCTCAATCGGTTCATCAAGGCTTGCTTCAATCCTTTGTTGCTGACCTTGCTTTGGCGGTAGTCCACGGAAATACCTTTTGCCTCTAAAAGACTTTGAAACAATCGTTGAAATCCGACATCCTCAGCCGCAAGTGGCGCACTATACTTCTTGCACCATTCACCAATCATGTCTGCTTGTCTATCGGGAGAGAAATCATTACGATGCCAAACATTTGCCACAACCAATGAGCCATCGGATTCTTGTCTAACTGCTATCAATACAGAGTAATCCTTGCCCAACCCCTGTGATGGGTCAAACCCAACCACATATTTGCCTTCGCTACGCTTTTCTTTGTCAAACACCTGTTCTAAGTCCATGTTTGCACGCGTATATTTTCTTGGATAAACGGCAGCATCATCATTGATTACCTTACACAAAAATTCCTGTGCAAACTCCAAGTCTCCTGTCACCTTTTTTTGTTCTAAAAGAAAGTCAAGTGGGCGAAACTCCGGCCAAAGCGCATACAGGTTTTCGGGGTTGTGTTTTTCCTCGTCCCAGTTTGGGATAGCAGACCATGTGCCGGTTTTCCATTCGGGGTTATCAAGCATTTCTGTGTGATAAAGGTCCATCATACTCATCGGTGTGCCGACACAAAACAAAAATGAGCCGGGGTCAAGCATAGGCATCACAACTTTACGCAACCAATGTCGCAATTGTTCGTTGTTCAATTCTTTCTTTGCGTCAAGCAACACATCGTCAAGTGCTACTACGGCGGGATGGTCGCCACGGATAGCAGAACCAACCGAGGAGCAGCGAATGACAGCCCCGTTGTTCAACCACAACTCACGCTTTCCTCCCTTCTTTGGGTCAATGTAGCGTGCCAACTCTTTGTGTGTTGTCAAATCCTTGCGAATTTCAGCCAACCTACGGACTGCTGTATCTTGTGAAGCCGAGAACAGCCATATATCCATAGGTTTGCCATTAAATTTTTCAAACAGGCACATGTGCAATAGTTTTACACCAAGAGTAGTTGATTTACTATGGCTTCTCGGTGCAATAATACAAACGCGATGAACATGCGCCCCCTTTCTGTCCGTGTAAATATCCATCCAGTCTCCGATATGCTTACCCCAAGCATAACCGAGCCATCGGTAAAAATACGAAACATCGGTTCTTGCTCGTTCAAAGGCTAATGCTGATTTTATTTGAGACATTGGGCATCACGAACATATTAACAGGCATTTTCCAAAAAATATCAACCTTTAGAGACATACATTCACTACCATGGCTTCAAAGAGCGCATGTTACAGTAAGGACAAATTCTCGTATAAGCCTTCGCTTGGGATAGGCCTTTACTTTCCCACCCACAGGAATCACAACGGACATGTTCACGCTTCATAACGAATCACCCTCATTGTTCCGCAATAGATATGTTTTTTGGTTTTTTTACACCATCGTTTATGGCTGTTGTATCGGGAAAAGCATTCGTGACCACAGTTGTTGCATTTTCTTAACTTTTTCAACTGACCATTCAATGCTGACCCTCCACGGGCGCAAAGAAGGTAGCAATCAAGCCTTTTTCTTTATCAAGCATGTGTGCAGCCAATCCAGCCTTGCTGGTAGTATAGCCTTGTCGTGCATGGTATCGGTCATGCCCCGCAAGTGAAGGCAACTGCACAATCAAACAGCCACCTTTTTCAAGAACCTGTCTGTGATGCAGGTGTCCGTGGAACCATGTGTGATGTTCGCATTCTCCCCAAAGTTGGCGTTGTTCGTTGCTCATCAAATCAACGAGATTCTTTGCACCGTCTCCGTGGATAAACCCAATGAGATTATTTCCATATTGCACATATTGGCGTGTGGATGGACTAACCATGACTTCACAATCATCAACATTTTCGTAGCAAGCGGAAAGATACATCATAAGTGCGATTGCACTCATACGGTCATGGTTTCCGGGCATAAACACTACTTTGACGGGAGCAACCTGTCTTAGCAAATCAATGTGTTCTCGTGCCAGTTGGCAACCGGTCATAAGGATTTCAGCAGGGCTACCGCACATGTCTTGCGGTGTGCCTTTGGTTGTAGTGCCAGCATCGGTATCAACATGAAACCAGTCGCTTCCAGTTGCCAAGATAATCTCTTCGGGTCGTGAAGGAAGGCGACAAAGCAACTCTTCTGTTTTTTCCATCAATCGGGTTTTGGCCTCTTCAAAGTGATAGGTTTCACCGACTTCATCAACCCACCCGTATTTGCCCCAATGAAAGTCTGTTGGGCTGATAACAAGGGAGTAATCCGTTCCATCTTCAACCATACTTACTTTTGGTGTTGTTTTTGGTGCGGCACTAACAAGTTGTTTAAACTCGTTAAGGACATAACTGTTAAACATGTCATACTTTTCCGCAGAATCTTCAATTTCTTTCCACTTTCTTCGTTCAAACTTCTCGTGTAGTAAATGCTTTTTCTTTAACACTAAATCTTCAACGAGTTGTTCAACATCAGTGGTGGCTATTTCTTCGTCAGTGTAAGGAGACATATCGTGAGTCCAACCATGCCGTCGTCGGTATTCGTCAAACCATGCACGAGGAATACCAAAGTCTCGTGTGATTTCATTCATAGAGGCTGCTTTACCTACCATGTTTGAGTATGCTTCTTTCATGGACCGGTGCTTTTCTCCACTAACTGACACCATTTGGTCTGCGATTGAAAGGTATGTGTAGTAAGTATCGTTAATACTGTCATAGTGGTATGACTTATTGACATCAGCCGATTCTTGTTTCATTTCGTTTGAAACAGGTTTTTCATTTCTTTTCCACCGGTAAATTGACATCTCCCAACCCTTTACCGATTTTGTAGCATCAAGTTTATGCAAACGACGAGCATTCTCAAGATTGCTTAAGGTGTTGTCGTATTGCTGAGAAATAAGGTCATATCCATATTCCGGTTGCGCTCTCATATCTAAACGCACTACTGAACCCTTTATGAAGGTTTATCTTTCTGTTAATTCAAAACCAACAAAAAAAATAAAACGATAGACTGCAAGCATATTTCTTAATTGTTTTATTGTTTCATAGGTATGTATAGGGCCAGTGCTTATTGTTGTTACAACTTCTTCTTACCCATCTATGAAACAAAAAAAGAATTAGCAAAAAAGCACTACATCTCTGCATTTATTCTTTTTGTGAAAAAATAATCAACAAAAACAAAAAATTCGCTACATTGATAAAACACGCAACATGTCCTCTTGAACATGGGTTTCTTTGATAGGTTCCGTCGGACCGCCGTGGCGCAGGAAATACCGGTGCAAAGAGTTGGTTCAAATGTTTCCCTCAGCGTAGCCGCCGGTCTCCCTAATATCTTTGAAGATACTGAAAAATTCCAAAACGATACCAATTTCAAAAACAAGTTTGACCTTTACGATAATATGGTCAAATTTGACCCCGAATTGAACGGTGGTGTTCGCAGTGTTTCTCTTACGGCAAACAACTACCGAATTGACTACACAAAGGCAAAAAACTCTGCAATCCGTAATGCTATTTCAGAAATGGTTGAAACTGTGGACTTTGACGATTTCCTCATCAACTCACTTCGTAACCTGCAAGTGTATGGTAATGACATCAATAAGTTGGTTGGCAGAACAGGGGTTGGTATTACAGCAATTCAAAGCCTCCCCATCCGACAAATCACAATCGTTGACAATCGTGGAGCAAACGGTCTGCCATTTACGGCAGACGAAAACAGCCCTATTATGAGCAACGACTTTTACATTCTCCGTGAACAGGGAATTGACCAAATGGTTTTTCCCCGAAGCGAAATTGTTCACTTGCGAACAGAGTATAAATCAAACTGGTTTGAGGATAGCAAACTACGACAGTCGTATGGTGTGTGGGGTCAATCTCGCTTTTCGTCGCTTGAGCAAGTTATTCGTGTAAAATACAACAGTATGAACAACCGCATAGCCCTTGAGGATAGTATGACCAAGCAATTCATTACTATTGACAAATCAGCGATTGAGCATATTACTGACCCCAACGAACAAGCAGAGCGTTTGGGAATCATTATGGATGAAGTAGTGAAATTGTTTGAAGGCTTGCGTGGAGACCAAATGCCGATTCTGCCATCCTATGTCGCTTTGCACCATGTTGACCTCAACAACACCATTCCCGACAACAGTGGCTTCCTTGACATGGTAGGGGCCAATGTAGCAGCCGTTTTGCATGTTCCTCGTGTAGCAGCAGGTCAAGAACGAGGTTCAACCTTTGCTGCCACTTATAACGCAAACATGTGGGCAAACACCGCCATAAGCCGCTTACAATCAATTGTTAGGCAGGGTGTCATGGAGTTGTTTTCAAAACAACTTGAGTTGAAGGGAATTAAGCATCAAATGAAAGACTTACCGGACTTTGACTTTGAACCAATCGCTGAGGAATCACCAATGGACTCTATGAAGCGTGCTGTTATGGGCTATCAAGCAGGAATCCTAACACTTAATGAGTCACTTGACATAGTGGGTATGCAACCCGCAAATGCCGGTGAATCCCGAATTGAAAAATCCTCAAAATCAACAATGGGTGAATTGCCCCGAACAAACGAACAAGGTGATTAAAAATGGCAAAAAACAACAAAGACAGCGTTAATGACCGGATGATAAAATATACTGCACTACCTGCGGTCTATCTGTGGTTAGCAGCAAGCGGAGCAGTAGTGGCTATGGGAATACTCAAGCCGGATGTTGTTCTTGAAAACATTGAAGGTTTTATCGCCCTTATCGCAATTATTGGTGGAACGGCACAGCCAGCCTTCGCAACCATGCTTGAGTTGTGGAAGCAAGAGCAACAGACTGAAACAGACTTGCACCCATCTGTCATAGAGTCCCAAACCCGTGTAATGGAAGAAAGAGCCGCTCTTGAGCGACAGATGGCTCTCAAAGCCCAAGAACACAAACATACGATGGATGCCGAAGAACGCCGAGCAAGAATCCAACTGGTGTCGGAAGGTAAGGCTGTATGGAAGAAAAAGGACAAAGAGGATTAACGGTAAAAAATCTTCGTTTTTTACATGACGGGTGGCCGCATGAGTTTGCCACAGCCCAAGAAAAGGGCTATCCCAAGGTTTTTGACCTCATGTCTTATTGGATATTGGACTATGATGGCGTTCCTATTGGCTACACTGGCAGTCTTGATATGGGCCACTTTATCTTTGTCGGCAACACCTTTATCCTCCCACAGTATCGGCAACATGGTTGGCATTCCTACCTTTTAACCGTAAGAAACGCTAAACTTGGTCTTAGGCCTAAAATAACAGTCTTAAATCCGATTGACGGAACAGACATGGCTAACCTTGTAAGAGTAGTCCAAAAGTTAGGTTATCGTCCAATAAGGTCATATGAAGATGTGCAAGATGTTATGTCAGAGAATCTTTATGATGAAATTCGCAACGAAAATCAACAATTATGGCGAATGAATTAAAAGTCAAGCCATATGTCCGTGACTTATGCCCGATGTCCGTGACGGTGAATCCCGTGACGATTACATGGATAGGTGCATGGGTGACGACAAAATGAACGGTGAGTTTGGTAATCCTAAACAACGAGCCGCTGTCTGCAACACCTACTATGATGACAAGAAAGGGCAAAATGCCGAAGCCGCAGAATACCAAGGTAAAAAGGTCACGCTCAACAAACCATTCCGAACACAGGGCGGAAAGAAAAAGTTTGCTGTTTATGTTCAAAACTCAAGCGGTCGTGTGGTAATTGTTCGCTTTGGCGACCCCAACATGGAAATCAAGCGAGACGACCCTAAGCGACGAAAGGCTTTCCGTGACCGCCATAACTGCGATACGGCAACCGACAAAACAACTCCCCGATACTGGTCATGCCGTCAATGGCGTGGTGGCAAAAAGGTTGAAGCAAGCGAAGATGAATACTTACTTTACGACGAATGGATGCAAAATGAAGGTGAAATTATGGAAGAATACGAACAAATTATTGAAGGCGAAGAAGTTATTGAGGCAAAAGAAGGTGGATGTGGATGTGGATGCACAGAAGCCGTTGAAGCAAAGATGATTCGCCGTGATGTGTTTGACAATCCCGCCGAAGCCATGAACCGAGCAAAGGAAATGGGTCTT